ATCGGCTACACCAAAACGATGTTTGTCGCCAAAGACCCTCGCGGCAAACCGGACTTGGTGCACGGCGGCCACGAGAATCACTATGAAGGTGAATACACCTACTACCCTCGAAAGCAGTGGCTCCCCCGATGGGAAGCGGAAGGCCCTGGCACTGGGTGGGCCATTTTGATCGACGACAACCCCTCCCGAATTTTCTACGAGAAATGACTGTTGTTCACAGCGACGACATGGGCGACGGCTTTCTGCTGGAGCAAATCGAGAACGACAAGGGAGAGATTTACTACCGCGCCTGCAAGGACAGCATCTGCCGCTACGCGGAAGACGAGTACATCGCCCGCATGTACCTTGAGGGAATGGGCTGGAAACCTTAGACCGCTAAGTCTTCGGTAATCCAGTAGGCGATTGCGATTTCGCGGTCGCGGCTCCAGAACTTCTGGTTGCGGTACCAGTCAATCCAGTCATGGGCTGACTTGGAGATGTTGCAGGCAAAGCAACAGGCAACAAGGTTTGCCTGGCACGTATGACCACCGCGCATCTTGGGGTGCACGTGGTCGAGAGTTGCGGATCGTCCCAGATCATTCCCGCAGTAGGCGCAGCAGTGGTCCCAGCTGCTGAGGATGTCTTGGCGAAATTTTTTCTTGGCTTGTTTTTTGCTTAAGTATTCACCACCGCAGATGTGATGATCCATACCCAGCTGTCGCTACCTGGACGGTAGCCGTAGAAACTATTACGCACTGGAAAACTCTCTGTAGAAGCTTTAGTCTTTAACAAGATTGCACTTATGCATGGACCCCACCACTGCTGCAGCTGTCGCCATCGCAATCGCGGCTGGATCTGAGATTATTGGGATGCTCCCAATCAAGGACAACAGTTGGGTACAGCTGGTTCTCCGAGTTCTCCAGGTGGTCTTCCCCTCGAAGAAGAAGGAGCAGTAGATGTGAGGCCGCTCGAACAGTCGCTCCAATCTCAATTCCGCCAAGCCGCCAACGACAAGTGGCTTCGTGCGAAATACGAGGAGGGCGACTACACCGGCCTGCTTGAAGCAGCACTGGCGCTGAATGCGCTGTGCGAGATTGAAAAAACAAAATCGACCTGGGCTATCGGCGAAGCCGCCGACAACCTGGCCGATCAATTTGGTCTAGACCGCGACTCAGCGTAGTTTCTGCAGGGTGTACTGCTGGTATAGACCGGTATAGGTCCCATGCAGGGGATGGCTCACCTGATCGCGGCCATCCTTGAAGAACAGCTGGTCGAGGTAGTCAGCCCGCGCTTTTTCTGCTGCGGCCTTGGTGAAGTTGAGCTTGGGAGGAGGCGTCATTTGTTGTCGGCAGTTTTCTTCCGGTTGGCAGCCGCCACGCTGGGGCTAGTCCGGGAACGAGCCAGCTTAGGTTTCTTCGCCGTCTGCGGGGGAACGTCTACCCGGCAACCGGGGTAACGATTTTCGGCAAACAGGATTGCCTGCTGAAGCGACTCTGCCCGAATCAAATCCCGCATGGCGCCTTGACCGGCAAGCCAGATCTGCAGCTCGAACAGCTGTGCCCGCTCTGCACTGGTGCGCGAGCGACCCTCACCGAGACGCTGAGACTTTTCAAATTCTTCCTGCCACTGCAGGACACCGTTTTTCATCATCGGTAAGACGGTTCAGTAACGCTACAAATTGAGATCGGGTTGGTGGTGCACTGCTGGATGGTGTGAACAGCCTGCACTGCCCGCTCGTACGTAGGCCAGCTGGAGGCATCCTCCTCAATCGAGGTGAGCTGGAGCCCTTGATCTGGTCCGAAGATTGCCATGACCCAACGGTCGCTGACTTTGACTGCGTAGCGGGTCACGGTGGACTACTGTAGGAGCCTAGAGATTTTACTTTGAATTTCTAGGTTCCAGTCGGCTTATTACTGAGTCTCGTGATTCTCTTCACTCTTGCGGCTTCTTCTCTTGCTTGGAGCGCAGCCGCCCTTCTACCCGTCGCCGAACAGATTCATTCCATTTCTCAACGTCGGCCTCTTCAGCAATTTTGTAAATTTCCGGCATCTCTTGTTGAAGTGCACCATATACATACTCCCGCAGAAGAGCCGTCACCTTCTTTCCCTGCTTATCGGCGAGGGTCTCAGCCAATTTGTACCGATTGGCATCCAGAAGTAACTGGCAATAAATTTTCGACCCGTGTCTGAGGGGCATGGCTAACGATCTACTCTGCTACACAGTAGCATACTGTGTCGCAGTAGTCCTACCAGCGCACATCGCTGTCCACGCGTTTCCTCCAGGCATTGGACTGGGCCACCCGAGCCCCACCCCTCTGCTTGGAGCAGCCCTTTCGGATACCCCGCGCCCACTCCAAAAAAGCAGCGGCCCGCTGTAAATCAGCAGTCCGCGCCATCCGAATCTCCTTATTCAGCCACTCCAGGACAATTTGTCTGCCAGTGCGACTCATAGGTCCAGCACATTTTTAATGGCGACGATGGTGTGTTCCGGGTAGACGCGCTGCGTGTACGTACGTGCGCCGTACACATCTGGCGCCTCCATAAAGATATTTTCAGTGGCCCCATGCTTTGGCCAGATCGTCACTCGATACTGGTTGAGCTTGATTGGGTTGTCGGGGGTGGAGCCAACCTTACTTGTCACTTTGCCTGATCCCAGCTATCCCCGACGTTAGCTTCGGCGAGAGGCGGAATCTCACCCAACCACCGCGCTTCGCATTCCTCCATCACGGCTTGCAGCTGGTGCGCCCAGGTTTCAGCGTGCTGTTCTTTTACGAGCAGGATGATCTCGTCATGCACCACGCCGGCCAAGCGCACCGTATCTTCCCCGTCGGCGTTAAGTAGCGGCCACAGCTTGCTGAGAGTGAGCTTGAGAACTGCTGCACCCGCACCTTGGATGGGGGTGTTGCAGCGCGTGGTGAGCTTGTTGTTCTCGCCCGGTAAAAACCGCCGCAATTCCGAGATGCGTATGCGGATAGATGGATTCCCCTTAGCCGCATCAGCAGCGCGAGCATTGTCGTGCTGCCATTTGGAGATGCCTTGATAAGCAGCGTGGAACTTCCGCCGGACCTCAGCCGCCTCATCAAGATCCATCTTGATACCCGTCTGCGCCGCGTAATTCCTGAGTCCTTTCGCTCCACTTCCGTACAAGAGTCCAAAATTCGCCGACTTACTGACCTGCCTCTGCTCCTTCGTGACCTCATCCTCTGCGACCCCATAGATCTGCGTAGCAGTAATCGTATGAAGGTCCTTTCCCTGCTGGAACACTTCTGTCATTAAAGGATCCTTTGCTTCTGCGGCAGCCAGTCGCAGCTCCATCTGCCCGTAGTCAGCCACCACCAACTTCCACCCAGCTGGAGCCTGCACACACGCCCGAAACCGCTTGTCCCTGGGGATCTGCTGCAAGTTGGGGCTCATGCAACTCATCCTGCCGGTGTCAGCCCCCATTTGCAGGTAGCTGGCGCGGATAAAACCGTCTTTATCGAGATTGCTGAGTAGCGTTTCGGCCATTTGCCGCCGCTTCTCCACCCGCTTCCACCGCAGGTAGTCCGCAATAATCACGTGATCAGCGACATACTCCTGTAACGCTGATTTGCTGGCACTTTTCTTGCCGGACTGCATGTTGACCGGGGCTTCCCCCAGCAATGCAGTGAATTTCTTCAGGAGTTGGACAGGACTATTAAGGTTGAACACCTCCGGGTCAGCTTTTCTTCCTTTTGGCCCCGGTTTTGTCTGGTACTTAATCGTCCCATCTTCAGCGCGGAAAAGTTTCTCACTCTCCGGCAGAGCAGCATCGAAATCCTCAATGAACTTTGTACCGATTTCGTTGTGCTGAATGTCCAAATCTTCGATCAGCTGGCGCAGTGATTTCTCATCAAACGGAAGCCCCGTGCGCCAAAGCTGTGCCATTGCTGGCAACGCAGAACACTCAAGACTCCACGCCCGGTACAGGCGCCCAGTTGCCATCCGCTGCTGAATCTGCTCGTACAACTCCAACAGCACCAGCACATCTTTAGCCGCATATTCAAGCTGGCTATCTGTCAGCTGCTGGGACCAATCACTAGCTTGTTCCTCCTTAGAAATGTCTTCCTTGAGATAACGGTGCACAACAGGTTTTAGGCCGTGTTTTATATTCGGCATACCGTTGGTCAGGATCCGACTGGCCAGCATGGTGCACAACACTGTGCCCTGTGGATATACCTCATGCTCCTGCAACCAGCCGAGGTCAAACACAGCATTGTGCGCAATCCACGTGCGCTCAACCTGAAAAAAGTCGTCCAGTTCGATCTCGTCTTCGGGCTCCAGTGCCCACATGTCAATAACAACCGGATCCTGACCAGGCGTGGCTAGCTGCAGCAACCGCAATCCCCCGATGACGGGCTGGAGCCCTGTAGTCTCAACGTCAAACGCAACAAGATCTGCGTTGTCGAGCGTGTGGAGATGCTCGATGCCTTGGAGAATGCGCACGCCTGGTAGGGCTAACTTGCGGTCTACTCTAGCACACTAATAGACTCCCGAGCTGGGCAGTCCTCGGCATAAACAGAACCAGCCTCCGGGATCCCAAGCAGGCACTTGTTTTCCCAGTGCACGCAATTCCGGCAGCTGGCGCCACCATCCAGCCTGGCGT